ATACCGACCTGCGGTATACCTGGGAGCTTCGGCGAAAATGAAAAACCAGGACAAACGGACTAAGCCGCGCTGGAGAAGCGTGGATGCTTAGTATAAACAAAAAGCGAATTGAAACTCAACTAAACTCGACTTCAATCATGGCACATAACGAGTATAAACAAAGGAAAAGTGCCACAACAGAAGTAACTGCTACGGTGTTACCTGAACGCTCTCTTTCGGCGGGATGTCAGACATCCCAAAGGGATGCAGTTCCGCAGTCCGTTAGCCAGTTGGGATTGAGTTCCCCGTCGTCACTTAATGGCAGACAGCCATGTGAACCCTGCGATTCGGGTTCTGTGATGATCGGCGCGTCGACGGAGAGTAGTAGGGCTAGGACAGACTTCGCCCGCTTAGTTGAGGAAGAAAATGACGATAATGAAAGTATTCCCGACCAAGACACGAATTTCGAGCATTGGGTGGAGAGGAAAGGGAAGGAGCAATTGTGCTGCTATGACCGGAACCACGTCATAGAGCGAGCTTGGCAGCTACAGTGGGGATCGTATCCCCGTCTTTACTGTACGCAGAAGTCCAGACCCGCACCTCCTCCTATAACTCTCCCGTACCGATGTTCAATGTATCGAAACTTTCCGTATAAAGGAGCCCACACATTTAGAGAAAACTTGCTTTCAAAGAAGTTGACTTATGATGCCGAGTGGGTCCTTGACCAAGTTATCGCACGACTTGGTCCTGCGGAATGCGACTTCGAACGTATCGAGCCGGGAGGGCTTGACAAAGGAAATGATCTAGTGAACGAGATGACTGGCCAGGGGCTAGTCCTCGACGACGCTGCTAACCCGTTTACGGTGCTTTGCGACGAAGTTGAGGACGGATGCTCCCAGAGTCTACGACTAATAAGAAAAATGAAAACGCTAGTGAAATTTTATGAGGGGTTGGGCGTCCCTCGTAGTGATCGTGAAATGCCCCAGCACATTAACTGTGGTGGCCTACGCGCTGCAGTCCGACAATGCTTCTCCGACGAATTAGCTATCGTCTGGGAATTAAGCTTCAAGACTATTCAGAAGATTGAGAAATCTTGCTGTAAAGTCTGTTTGCCTCTTTTCGAAGAGAAGCTTGACCAGTGGAAAGAGGCCAGGTTCCTACCAGTTGCTGTCGACAACGAGCATCTCGAGCGATTTAGAATCGCGATGCGCGCCAATGTCGAGAAGGGATGGGACCGAAAACGTTCCCCGTTCATACCTAATGGTCACGCTACCCGGCGTTTCACCAGAAGGGACGGGGGTAATTGGAATGAGGAAGAATTTTCGACCGATTGCCGTACCGAGTTGGTGTTTTCATCTGGCAAACCCAGGGTAGTTACGCTATACTCTGCAGAGAACACTCGGCGGTTGGCTCCACTCCATTACTCATTATATGAAATGTTAAAAAAGCGAGGGTGGTTGCTCGTCGGAGACCCGACCGAAGAGCACGTCAAAGGCCTCACAGGCGCTTCTCTACTGAGTTTTGATTACTCGTCGGCGACAGACAATATCAAGTCGGCTTACGTAAGAGTTGCAGTTGAGGTCCTTGAGGAAATGGCAGACGTTATTACGGAAGACGAACACCAGGCATTGCAAGTGCTTGCAAACCTTCGTATTGACGGAAGGGAGACATTCACAGGGCAGCCCATGGGCTCTGTATTGTCTTTTCCTCTTTTGTGCATCATCAACAAGACCGTAGTTGATATGGCACTGACTGCCATGATGGAAAGGAAGGAGATTGGTTTTAAAGAATGGAGTGGACATCCGCTGTTGGTTAACGGCGATGATCTGCTAACTCGCGAGGTGCGAACAACCACTAATCTCCGCGGCGAAATTGTCGCTCAAGGAGGAGAGGTCGGGCTAGTTGTCAACGAAGAGAAAACTCTTGTGTCCGATTACCAGGGTGAGATCAACTCTACCCTCTTTGAGCATGGCAAAAAACAAAGGAAATTTAACGCGTCGTCAATGTGGATGGACGCTGATGTTGAAGACGTGCTCGGTTTTGCAGCCGAGGCCACGTCTGACGGAAAAACCTTTAGAAAGATAGTACGTCGGAATGTGAATATTCTTGCCAAGAAAGTTGATAAACATCTGACCGAAATACCTCTATCGCTAGTAACCGTCTGCCGCAAGGACCCGACGATTCGAGCGGCCATCACCAGCTTGCCAGATCGTGTA